ATCGCATTTTTCTGCCATCTTAATACGAAACTTATATGTTTGTTCACTTTCAACAAGATAACTTTTTAAACTTTTCATCAAGGTGTTCCTTTTTACGTTGTTTGTATTTATTAACTTTTATCAGTATTCCTGCCTAAAATTTCATTAAGCAATTGATTTCTGTCTACAGTTTCGCCGTGGCCGTCAACTGTGTCTTCACCATTAGCACGAGCATCTTTAGCTAATCGCGCATCGAGTGTAGCTTTTTTAATTTGTAAATCGACCATGCGTAACTTTTTGTTAATTTTAGCACTCTTAGCACTTAATGCAGTATCTAGCATTCGACTTGCGTTTGTAAAAATTTCGCCACTAAATCTACTATCTACGTTCATACCGAGATCCATAAGATCTTTAAATGTATCTTTAGCAAGTGCAGCAATTTCATCCATTTCTTGATCGGTTGTTTGTAGATCATCTACTGTCGGCAAAGCTGCATCAATTTTATCTACTTTTTCCAGTGCAGTTTGCATTTCTGATACTGTATTTCTAGGAGTATCCTGTAAAACAATTTCTACATCATCTTCATGCGCTTCTGTTATAATAGTGTTTTCTTCTTTAGTGATATCTATTTGATTAGAATCAGGTAAATCAAACAATTCTTCTAATTTTTTAGTCATATTTCAATCTCTCGAAGTTCAAATTCTCTATCTAAATATTTGTATTCTATCTTCACTGGATTCCACAATTTTATGTGGTCTAACACAGCACGAGGATCAAAAGGTCCGCACGTATATACATCTAATTGAATAAGTGCAGGATCTGGTTCATTCCAAACGTGACATGCTATATGTGATGTCTCTATTATACAAACACAGGTCGGTCCTTTATTGCCTTCAATAGTAGTTATGTTTGCACTAATAGGACCTGCTAAAATTTTCATATCTATTTTATTAACTAATTCTATCATCCACTCCTTTAATTCTAATTCTGTTGGTGGAGTTTTTGCTTCAATTCTTAATATAATATGTTTATGTACCAAGTCCATGATATTATTTCCTTTTAGTTCCTTGATGAAAAATATCATCTTCTGTGATTACTCTGAATCGCATTCCGTTGTGTTTTGCCCATTTTGCTGCTGCTTCCCATTTTGCATGATTTATAGCTATAGCTAGTTTTTCTTTTTCACGTGTACGTTCAGTTAATACTGTTTGAGATTTTGGTTTTACTTCAATAAGTTCTGCAATTTTATTTCCTTTTTTATCTTGATATACTACAACAAAATCAGGTACATAAACTGTACCTTTTCCTGTTAGAGGATTGCGATAAGGTATTTGTATGCTTTCACTTGCCCACTGAATCACACTAGGATGATTATCACAAAAACGCATAAACGCATGTTCCCACCCACTACGATATCTAGGTTCTTTTTTTCCTATATATTTTTGAGAGTTGGTTATTGAATATATGCCGTTAGCATATTTGTTACGACTGAACATTTATGCCTCCACTTGGCGAGAAACATTCACATTTGGAGAAATATTTACTTCATACCCAAGCAGGCTACTACTTCGTCTGCTTAAATTTAAAAAGGTAGGAATTGCACTTTTCAAATCATTACTATCTTCAAATTCTGCAATAACATCAACGATGTAAACATCTAATTGATTAGCAGCTTCAATTACTGCAGCAGTAAGAGCAGCAGCAGCAGCTTCATTATTACTAGTTCTGCCTAAGAAAAAGCTCTTTACAACACTATATTCGTTCTCTGATAGTTTCAAAGAAGGCCTTGTGTAATTTGCAAAATAATCTTGAACTTTTTGATCAAAAGTGTCTGCAGGATTAATAATAGGTAAATTAGTATCTTGACTCATTGATTAAGACTTTCTAAGTAAAAATAATTGATTTTGAATATATTGTTTTTCTGCATCGGGGATCGACGGACTAGATAATCTTGCTTCTAATTGTTGTATTTTAATTTCTTTAGTTTTGCTAGTTTGTGTAACTTTCGAAGTAGTACTAACATTACTAATTTTGTTACCGTTAGATATTGTTCCTGTTTGTACTGGGATATTATTTGCAAATCCTATATCTTGACTACTACTAGTTACTGTATTATATCTAGTGGTTGATATATTTTTATTTTGACTTTTTACAATAGCATTCGGTTCTAAAAATCCTTGTACTGTGTTAACTACACCATCTATTGCAGTATTTGAAAACTGTGTGAGAAGTTGTTCGCCAGCGCCAATAAAAGGAACAAGAATATTATTAGATGGTTTTTGTCCTGTTAGTAAGTTATTAGTAAAAATACTTATAGTATCTGTTATGATATTACCAGTAGTAGGAGGTTTTCTTTGATCGAATATTATTTCTGTATCTTTGATTACTCCTATGAGATTTCCTTGAAATAAATCTTTTGTTTCTTGATTTGTTACATTCGACAACGATCCGTTTATAAATGCTGCATTTTTACTATCAGACGCTTCGATATCACTACGTTCAACATCATAGTGTAAATCTCCAAATCCTGTAGGAGTTATATTATTAACATATCCGGTTGCATACTTTACTGTTTCATAAGCAAATTGAACACTATGTTGCATGAGACCAGTATTTGCATATGCATGCTGATCATGATTAAATGCAGTTATCATGGGATTGATAAGTGTATATTCTGCAAACTTATGATTATGCATACTATAAATTTTTATATTTTTAAAGAATCGTTTGTTTCCCCTTTGAAATCCCCATTGCTGTTGAATTCTATTGCTATACTTGTCGTATGCTGTATAACTATTTCCATTTTGATCATACGTTGCGTCTGCATTATAAAAAGTATAATAGTTATGCCATAATGTGCGTATCAATTCTTTTGCATCATCATGAAAAGTTGCATTTATAGGCTGATATGTCATTCCATGATGACTTTGAACTTTTCTATTGTATTGATTGTGTGTTTGCACATCTATAGTATATTGAGGAAGATCAATTGTTTTCACCAATAACGGTATTTCTAATTTATCTATAGTGCTAAAAAGAGTTGCTGCTTCTGACGTAAATTCAAAAACTACGTGAAATAAATTACTATGTTTAGGTTGTAATTCGAAATTATTGTCAACAAAAGTGCGCGACGCATGTTTATAGTCGCGCACTGTACCGGTCGTCGATATCGGTTTTAAAAGACTGTTGACACTAGCCACGGAATACTCCTATTAGCCAGTTACTGTTTGACCTAGTGTTCTCGCTACACTTGCGCCGATGCCATCACCTAATGGTGCTTGTACAGCGTTATCAAAACGTATGTTCATACTTACTGTAGCAGGTTCACTGCTTGCATAGTTAAGATCACCATAGTTTACATTTTGTATAAAGCAGCCGTATAGTTCCCAAGTTTCAAGTACACTAGGCGTACTTGCACCATTACCGCCATCTAAGATTTCAAAACGTGTAATGAACTTGTAATCAATACCTGAACTTGCACTAGCTTGCTCCATAAAATCAAACTGTTTCTGGATTTGCTCTCCAACCAATTTTGTAACGCCGCCATTGACATCATCACGTAAGTTCACTGTGACTGGATCCCAGTTATGTTTTCCTACAAGATAAACTCTACTATTATATACAGGAACTTCCATTTCTTCAAATGTTACTGCAGGACGAGTAATATCAATTACCTGCTTTGTTAGTTCTGTACGTGGAGTTGATACACCAAAATTTTCAAAAGTTGCACGAAAGCGATACTTTAATTTTGGCATAAGCAAGCCTTGACTTGCTGCACTCTGGTCACCGTCTACGGGTACTGTAAATTTTGTTAGTGATGAAACTGACATTTCGTCTTGCTCCTATTTTAATTATAAAAGTATTTATCTAATTTTTGTCACAAAAAATGGGGAGATAGCATATACTCCCCATTTTTTTATTTTTTTATTGTTTAAACAGTGTTTGACGCTGCAACATTTCCACTTGCAATTTCACCTGTATTTTTCAATCTAATCGGAATAAAGATGAATTCTGCTGCCTTACTAGGTTCGATTGCAACATCTACATATAGTTCGTTTCTGTCAATTCTGTCATTTGTGTTGTTTGTTTCATCACACACAACCAAATAATCATATACACCACGCTTTGCAACTAAATCGTTCAGAGTCTGTTCAATTTGCTGTTTAAGTTCGTCACGTGTTATTTTATCGTTAGGTTCAAATACATATCCTGTTGCAATGCTTTGTAGTTGCTTACGCAAGTATCCAACCAATCTAGATACATTAATACGATCTAATGCACTTGGTGTAGATGCTCTTGTTTTATTTCCATAATTCAGGATTCCGCTACCATTAAAGAAAGCAATTGGATTTACTCGATTTGAATACAATGTATCTCTTAAACTCTCTCTTATGTTTTCTGTAACAAAAGACCCAGTTGCTGAATTAATGTACCCAATACTTGCTACATTATCAACAAGCCCGCGTCTTGTACCAGCTGGAGCAAACCATTGGAAACTAATATCATCACTACGTGCAAAACTACGTAACATCATATGACTTGGTGGAACAACAATCGAATTGCCACTTAAATCATTTGTTTGTCCACTTGGATAGAATACTGCCAAATATGGATCACTGGTTACTAGTCCGTCTTCGTTATTATCTGTTGCAGCTGATGCATTAGTTGCCCAATTTTCAATAGCTGTACTTGTACCAGTTAATCTCATTGGACTATCGCCAATCACAAATGCTGTTTGACGTCTATCATTATTAAGACTAACCATATTACTAATCAATTCAGGATAACCTGGTGCTGCAATCAAGTTATAAGTTCTTGCGTCTTCTCGAAGTTCTGTACTTGCATCTAATGCAGATTTCATAGCATTTGCAATTACAGTTCTCTGCGCTTTACGACCAAATTTACTTCCACTTGCTGTTACCCATGTGTCTTTTTCTGTAGGTAATGTAGGATACAAAGATGTACTTGCAAAGTTTGTACGACTAAAGTAATTACTTCTGAACTGTTTTACACCATATGTTGAACGTCTTGTGTTGAATAAGAGCATACCACGTGGATAAGTTGCAGCAGATGGGCAATCTATATCTACAGTGTCGCTTGTTAATAGATTTACTGTTGTTGGAATGGTGCCAGTTACAACATCAGTTGAAGTATCGCCCATAAAACGTGCATCTGCAAAAATAATACCATTTTCTGTTGTTGTATCTGTTTTATCAATCAGTACCCATTTAGCTTCGCCACTTACTGTTTGTCTTCTATAAAGTTGTGGATAATTTTCTAAGTCACTTGTGTCTATCCACAGATCTCCATCAACAAGTGCAGTTAGATCTGACTGTGCTTCTGGTTCAGTTGTACTAAAAATTACACCTTCAGGACTAGTATTTGCTAGATTATATCCGCGAGTATCTGTAATATTTTGATAGCCTCTCCATGAAGAACCGTCGTGAATCATGATATCTGCTTCAAAAATACCCCCCGAATACCAGTAAGTTCCATCAGCAGGATTGCTACTAGGAGCACTACTGCTTGCAGTATATGTTGGCGCAACCCAATTACTTAGAATAATATCGCTATTATTTCCAGTACGAACTTGTCCCGATGTTACTGCAGTAGTAATACCTGCATCTATAGTAGCACTACCACTAGTATCTTTAAGAATAATGTTTCCACCCAGTGAATGAGTAATTCTTAAATAGCCGCCGCTGGTTACTGAAGCACTAACATTTGCTACGCCTGCTCCGTTAATATCACTTGCCATATCTGCAAGGCTAGTTCCACTTACTACG